AGAGCGGCGCAAACGGCGTCGGAAAGTCCGACGTCCGAAGCTTTGATGAGGTGCTGTGAGACGAGGCACGAGGTACACACCTGGATGGCGAGGACATGATCCGGCCTGATGACCGACCACATCACCGCCCAGTTGAGGGCGTACATGTGGATGAGGGCCAGCCGAGGAGCCTTGCAGTAGAAGCACACGACCCGCGGCGTCGGCATGCTGCCGTCCAGAAATTCCGCTCTGTTCTGCGTGGCCCCGTTGACGATGGCCTCCTGTGTTTGTCGCCATTGCGTGTTGATGGCTACGACCGGGTTCTCACTTTCATTCCTCTTCGGGAGCGGCGGCATCAGAACCCCCTTTCGATGCTATCGGCCATCGTTCTCAGCCGATCCGCGGCGGCCCGCATGGACGCAGCGATCGTGCGGCGATCCTCTCCGCTTGTGGACGGGGGAAGAGCCTCCCGCACTGCCGAGTAGGGCACGCTAGCGATTTGAGAATCCGCGCTTGGGTCCATATCGGCATTGACCATGACGTTCTTGAGCTTGTAGTCCTGGAACTGTAGCTCCACTAGCGATGATCCGCCGCTAGACATCTTGCCTGCGTATGTCAGCGTTCCGCCCGATGGCACGCCGCCCGGTCTGTCCGGGGCGGATGGCTGGAAGGTCATCCCCTCTGGGAGGTGTTGTCCCACCGCTTCCACTCCTTTGGCGACCAGAGCCCCTAGTGCGGCACGGCCGAGCATGGAGGCGGCTTCGGCAGCGATGATCGGTATGGGCATGTGTGTTCACTCCTCCTGAGGTATGGTCACGTCCCAACCAGCGACACGATCTCGCGGGAACGCGCCGCTCTTGATGAGCTGCGGAGCGACTTTGAGCCACTCGGCCAGGGACATACCAGTCTTGCTGAGCTCTGTTTCGATGAAGTGCTCCTTGCTCTCGCCCTCCTCCGGGATGTGCGCCCCATGCTTCTGAAGCAGATCGTGCGCCAGCTCAGGTCGGACGTCGTCCGGAGTGGGGGCGCTGGGACCATCGGGCGGGGCTTCCGGCGGCTCTGTCTGTCGTTCGACGGCGGACGGGTCACGAGGAGCAACAGACGCGGCTGCCGCCAGCTGCTCTTCCAGTTCCTTGATCCGCTTGCTCATGATGTCGGCTTCATCCCGGGCGATCTTCAGGTCTGATCGCAACTGTGCCGTCTCATCCGTTACGGGTACGGTCGCCTCCGTTGTGCCCGGTGACGATGCCTCCCCCTCAGGTGTGAGGCGAGAGGAGAGGTAGTCAAGCATGCTGCTTGCTGCTGTACTCATTAGTTACTCCTTCCTATTCATGGACGCTCTGTGGTTCGAGCGATCCGACGGCCCAGTCCTCGAAAGCGCCGGATCCAGGGCCATCATCCGGGGCGGAGCCCAATCTGCGAGCAGCGAGGGCGTACCATCCTAGCGCTGCGTCTTCGCCCGCCGCTATCGTCGCATACCCAGACGACGCCAGCTCTAAGCGGACGTCGCGTGAGAGCGTCTGAGCCTGTTGACATAGACGGAACGTGTGTAGATCAGAGGCCTCGACTCCCTTCGCTAGTTCTGGGAACGCCTCGTAGAGCAATCGCCCGAGGGCGGAATGCTCTCTGCCCCTGATGGTGCGAGCGAACCAACTCACCCCTTCCCGCTTCTTGAGAGCACGGTCGATCAACGGGTCAGCCACCGCCTCGATGGCGGCCCGCGTCCGCGTCAGGCTCCGAGGGCGGAGGTATGGTCGCAACCATCGTACGCCGCTTAGACCGTCAACGACTGCGCGTTGCAACTGCGGCGAAAGTCGTTCCGCGCCTCGAGTCCTCTCGAGAAAGCCCAGCATTAACAAACCTATGACCCAGGCTCCCCCAACTGGCTCGGCTTCGTTGGAGCACGTCTGCTGCACAATCCGTCCTCCAACCGGGGTCTGGAGACCGACTGAGTCCTGATGGGCTGAGAGGAAGATATCACCGGGCACCAGCGATGCCTTGAATCCCGCTCGAGCGTAGGATGAAGCCCAACCATCACAGGAAATCGGCCGGTCCGTCCCCACGTATATGTCGTCCCCTTGTACTTCGAAGTCCCATTCGTGGCGTTTTAGTCCCGCACTTCGTAACGCTGCTCGGGCTAAGATGGCGTTAATCATGGTCCCAATCACGCTGGTTGTGATCTGGCCCGACTTGAGCCCGTTACGCTGGTGTCGCACGCCCACGCCAACGCCACCGACCTCCAGAGACAGAGATGGAGTGAGCAGTAGGTGCTCCTCAGCGTGCAGCCAGAATTCCAGGTCTGGCATCAAGTCTGGCCTTACGGACGCGATAGCGTCCGCGAGGACGGCGCGACAGTCCGAGCTTACGTGCTGATCAAACCCTGAGAGGTCGCCCATGAATTTATACCGCCGTCGGCCTACGCGTCCGGGGGATCGTGGATCCAACCGGTACATACCAACGGTACCTATCTGGCCTGCTTTCAGCCACGTATAGAGTCTCCAGTGCCGGAGGTTGAAGGCCTTCATCGCCATGTAAACGATGCGGTTGCGCTGCGCGGCGTTGAGGGAGAGTAGCCACCGTATCCACCGACCCTCGTCGTATTTCCAGAATAAGGTTGGTTTTGCCGTCGGCCCAGAACGACCTCCCAGACCAAACCCAAAGGTAGTAGCCGGGTGGATCCCATTCGCCGTTGCCCATGATGCGCCCTCGTCAAAGGCGCGTCCGAATTCGTCATCCGGATTGCAGAACAGGGAAGCTAGCAGGTGCGCGGGCGGACCAGAGCCGAAGCCAGGCCACCCACCCACTGTATCAGCTGGGGGAGGGCGAGGTTCGAACCCTTTAGTGAGGAGTGCTCGCCCGTTGTCTTCGTACTCCCGCGCCAGCTCGCGGGCGGCGTCCGCGAACCCGCTCAAGTCCGCGGGCGTCATGTCTGACTGCGGAAGGTCCAGATGCCACGTCGTCATGGTGCCGACCTGTAGCGTAAGCTTGCTCCACGATTCATACTCGGCTGAGTAGGCGAGATCCGCGAAGCTGTGCTGCCTCTCGGGATCCAACGGCGGGGGCTCTCCATCCGGGAAAGCCGCCATTTGGCCCGCTTTCCAGCCCTCGATGATGGCGTCGCAGTCCTCTTCGTCACGGCGAACGAGAGAGCGTGGGTTAGATCGCTGGAATTCAGGGTGACGGGGATCCCTTCGTGGGTTCGGAATACTACAGAACCGCCACTGGACGGGAGCTTCCACGTCCTGCGACGGAAACGGTTCCACTGGCTGTCCGTCCTCTGGGGTGACGGCCCGCACCATCGGGCCGTCGACCCTCAGCTGATGCAGAGTCCAGTCTTCAGGTTGGCTGTTAAAGCGCCTCGCCTCAGATAAGACCTCCGTGATGGCCATTCGCTACTCCGCCGCTGTGCCGACTTTGCCGGCAGAGAGCATGTCACAGCGAACGGGGCTGGTCGCGATCGGCGTCCACGTCTCGTCCGGTCCCATCAGGGAGACGATCGCGTTGTAGGCGCGTGCACCTTCGAACGTGCCTGATCCCGACAGCAACACCGCACAACCTCGGTAGCCCGTCGTGCACGAGCGCAGGAGCACGACGTCGCTGACCTCGCGCTCGTGACGGCGCCAGCCCACGATCTTCAGAGCGCTCCTTGCCGCTTTCTCTGCGAGCCAGCGAACGTAGAATCGCGGCACAGGGACGCCGTCCGTCTTCTGGTAGAGGTTGATGTTGTCCTCGAAGTGGTCGGCGCGCACGGAGTCCGGGATGACTTCGAAAGGAACGAACCACAGCTCCTCCCCGGACGAGAGCTTCCCGAGCTTTACCTGCTTTGTCAGATCGAAGAGATCGGAGCCCAGCTCGTTGGCATGATAGTAGTAGCCCGCCGTCGGGCGCACCACGGTACTCATGGCGTCGGGGCGCGTGGTCTTGTCACCCATTTGCGCGGGCGGCGCGGCCACGTGGAGGACGCCGAGATGCGAGAGCGAATCAGCCAGTGCCCTGAGCCCTAGAGATGAAGGAGACCCATAGGTCCACACCGTCTCAGCCAGTCTGCGAACGGTCGTTCTGAGAGCGCGGGCAATCCCTAGCTCGGAGAAATCGCCTTGTCTTTCGTAGTCATCGACTCCCTCTACCACGGGGACAAGACATGTGCCCGCAGGGCCTTCCACAAGTGCCGGCACCCACGGCATGCGCTCCCTGAAATGCGCGAGGTAGTCGACGTACGTCTGCAGCACCCAAGCGGAGAAGCCCTGTTCCCGCATGGTCTCGGGGAGATTCGGAGCCCTCACGTGCATGTCCAGCTCTGTCAGCAGCGGTAAGCCCGCCAGGGGTCGGATCTGCTGTATCGGCATGGTCGGTTCACCGAGCGTCGGCTCCGGTACGGGCGGCACCGCGCGGATACGCGTGGTTGCCGCATCCCCGATGCACCCGATGAGAGCGGCGTGCGCCTGCTCCGCGGCCTCGAGGTGAGCCCACATGGCGCTCGTCCACGCGTCACCTGAATCGCCGCCGATCTCGACTTCGTATAGAACGTCGTTCAGGAGGGCACCGCCACCGATGTGCACGTCCGGACCGGACGCCCCTCCTCGCAGTCCGATAGGCAGATCCTTCATGATCCCCCACGCTCCGAGCAGCGTGGAATCGAAGCCTTGGCGTGTAAACAGCTGCCATCCAGGAGGGTACTTGCCTTCGAGGGGCTTGAGCCGCGAGTCCGCCCATGTGAGGGCCCGCTGGGTCGACTCCGCCGTTCGGCCCGACAACGCCAACTTCACCGGCGGCGAGTCCAGCCACGTGAAGAGGGCGCGCGCCACGCGGAGATGTCCCGCGATTACCCGATCGCTGAGCATGTTGGCAGCGTTGCGCATCGCCTGGACACGACGCGCGGCCGCGCGTGACATGATCTCCTCCGTCAGGATGCCCTCACCCTCGCTCTTCCGAGTAACCGACTCGGCGAGAATCAGTTGGGTGTCGATCCACGCACCCGCCGCTACGAGGAAGAGGTACCGGTGAACGGGCTCCGTACCGTCAGACGTGATCGACGCGTCCAGGACGCGAAGGCCCAGCTCAGCCATCTCCATCTGAGAGTTGGGCTGGATGAGCGAGCCGTCGCCCTCCAGCAGGGTGAACAGTACCGACCGCAGAGCGTCTCCGGACACGGTGGTACCCGCGGGAGTGGCCTCTTGAATCGCTGCGTCAAGGGCGTCCAAGTCCCACATTGACTTAAGAGCCTTAACGAGCGAAATTGCCTGATGCAGCTGCAAGCGGTTCGCCATGGCCAACAGGAAGTGTACCAGGTTCTCGGAGATGACGAGGAACGTGCTGGCTGTCGGTGCGATGAGGGCGTTCGGGTCTTTCTTGTCCTTGCGAAAGATGTCCAGCAGCGCCGCCAGCGTGCGCTCGTAGGCCCCCAGGGGCGATAGTTCCGCCACCGGGCGTACCAGCGCCGTTGCTAAGGCGCGACGGGCGAAGGCGGCGCGGTCCTCCAGAATCGGGCCAAGGTAGATCTGCTCTCCGCCCAGGGAGGCGGCTTTCTCGATGATGCTAGGCATGTTGGGAACCTCCTACTTTGAGTCTCGCTCTTTGAGCTTCGCCGCTGTTGCGTCCCTGAACCACTTCGCCCCCGTGATCTCCGGCTCTACGTGCTGTGTTTTGAGCAGTGCGACGGCCGTGCCGTGGGGTGACCGGATGGCGTCTCTGATCACCATCGATTCGGAGCCTGGTGCGACGAAGGGAGGAGCTTTCCCACCTATCATGCTGACGGGCACCTTGAGAGTTATTGTCCGTGCTGGCCCGGGCGGTGGCGCCGTAAGCCCCATTCCGCGGCGTGCGTTCTCGTCTTTCTGAGATCTGAACTCTGCCACGATCGCGTCCTCATCACGGGCGGGCCCCACGTTCTTGATCCAGTCCCTGCGGACGTCGGACGCATCGGCAGCTGTCCTCCCTTCGTTGGTTGCGGTTCCGACGATGAGGCCGGTCGTGGTGGCGTCTTTCAACATGGATGCGACGTCCTGGGCTGCGAGCGTACCGGCCGTCCCAGTCGACGAGGGGGACGGGAAGCGTCTCTTGTTGTGGTCGACGAACGACGAACCTCTCTTCCGTGGCGTAGGTAGCGTTGCTCCCTTCGGGTCCTCCCTCCAATCAGGAAGGTGCCGGGGGTTCGTCAATTCGATCTGTTCCGGCTTCGCCTCAGCGACGTGGACCGCCATCTGCTGCGGATCCTCATACTCACCGAGGCGTGAGGCTGTCTCCGGCGCCCCGATCTCGGAGCGCCCACGCTGACGTTCACGACGTGTCATGATCGCCGCCTTTCCTCTTGGGTTAAAACTTGTTGCCATCGATCATCCCGTTTTCTTCGGTAATGGGACCCGGGCCGAGTGAAGTCCACTCGGCCCGGGCACCCGAGTCGCTTTCGATCAATGGGGCGCGGTCTCGATGATGATGCGCAGATCACCCATCGTCCGCGGGATGCTCGTCCCCGTAGCATCCTCGAGAACGGCGGCCGTACCCGCCATGCCCTTGTGCTTGTGCTTGTGCCCGCCGGCCATCGCACCCAGCACACCTTTGCCCACCTTGGCTACGCCCTTGAGCGCGCCTTTGGCGGCTTTGCCCACGAACCCGAGGGCGTCACCGAGCCAGCCGCCCTGTTCCGCGTACGGAGACGGCCGCCTCTGGATGTACTTGAGCCCCTCCTGGTACAGGTCCGCGAGCTCGTCGAAGAGGGGATCCCCCTCTTCCGCCGTGAAGGGCTCGCCACCTTCCGTCTTCCCGGCTGCCGTCGCGGACTTCACCGCGACCATCGCCGAAAGGAGATCGCGCATCGTGTTCGGGAGCGTGACCTGCTGGAGCTCAGCGACGTCGATGGACTGTGCCATCCTCTGCTGCTCCGCCACGGCTTCGATGTCCATCAGCGAGTGGCGCAACGCCATCTCGCGGATCTTGCCACCGAGCACGTAGAACTCGTACAGGTTGTCGTTCGTCTTCTGCTCCTTGGAGTCGAACAGGTCGTCGATCCACTTGGAGACGATGGGGCCCCAACCCAGTGTGAGCGCGTCGACCACGCGGTTTTGGAAGAACCGAGTGACGCCGGCGTCCTCGTTGGTGATGATCTCCTTGGCCAGCTTCTCCGCCAGGGTCGGACCACAGCCCGTCGACTGATCGAGCATGTCGCTGTAGTCCTGCTCCTTCCACTCTGTCGTGAGCGCGTCGCGCACGATCAGAGAGATGGCGAGGGCGATGCGAGTGAGGGTGTCGTGATCCAACCTCGTGGGATCGAGGAATCCCAAGGCGTTGTTCACGTACCGATTGTTGACCTGGTGCTGCTCGACTCGCACCGGTAGGTTGTACCCGTGTGTCGAGACGGCCTCCATGATGCAGTCCACCTGCGCCGGGCTGAACAGCGCGAGCAGGTCCATGCCAGCGATCGTTTTCCGGTCGCTGTAGCTGATGATGTCGTCCATCGAACCGACTGTCCTTTCCGGGGTCTATCCCGACCCCATGTCCCATGTTAGGTTGTCCGCCGTGTCAAGGTGCTACAACACCTCGAGGAAGGACTCGACCTCCTCGTCGCCGGGGACGAAGAGACGGGCTTTGCCCAGGTACGACTGGGGCGGCGATGCGACGATGAGACCCGACGCCGGCGCGGAGTCACCACCGGGATTCGCGAACACGAACGGATCCGCGAGCAGCGGGCCCAGCGCGGCGCGGGAACGACCGCCGGACAGGACGCCCGGAACGATCATCGCCTGGAAGAACTTCGCGGTCTGGTCGATCTGGAACACGATCTGCTCCGTCACCACGCTGTTCTTGCCGCTCACGAGGGTGCTGGCGCGCGAGTACACCTTGAGGGTGAACTGACCACCGAGCACCGCGTTCAGCGTCGTGACCTCCATCGTCAGCACGCACCCGACGAACGGCTGTCCGATGAGATCCTGGGACGCCTCGAAGTCGATGACCTGGTCGGACGCACCGATGCCGGCCGGGGGCACGATTCCCAACGAGGCGTACGAGATGCCCGCGTAGGTCGCCGGCTGTCCCGTGCGCGCGAGGAACATCGCGGACTGCACGGCCTGCACCTCTGCCGGACGGAGCTTCGGGTTCCCGCCGATCGTCGACGAGATGATGCGTCCGCCTTTCACGTGGATGAAGCTGATCTCGCGGTTCTTCAGCATGCGGTCCAGGGCGATGGCCTTCTTGGCGATGTGATGCCCGCCGGGGCCACCGACCTTGCCTCCTCTCTTCATGGTTTTGCGCACTGCCGCGATGCCGCGGCGTGAGCTCGTCTTCACCTTCTTGTGCTTCGGCCCTCCCTGCTCCGGGTCCGGGTCTTCGACGACCAGCTCGTCACCGTCCAGATCCGGATCACCCTCTTCGAGCTCGAACTCGTCGAAGTCGGGCTCGCCGCCCTCGAGCGCGGCCAGGACGTCGAGGTCTTCCTGCGTGATCTTCGAAACCATTGCTCTCTCCTTGTGCGACGGTACCTTTGTTGGTTAGGGCATGCGAGGGGTCACGGTACCACCGACCCCATCGTACCCGTATCCGAAGGGGGGATCCACGCCGATGTGCATGTGATCATCTTCCCCTGCGATCATGAAGTCGGGCCCCAGGTAGCGAGCCAGCTGCTTGTACAAGCGCCGCGCTCTGTCGAGGGTCGCCCACTTCGCCGCGTACAGCCTCGGAGTGAAGTCGATTGCTCGTCCCGTGGCGTGAGTAACAGCGCCTGGACGCACGATGGACGTAATTCGCCACCCCTTACCGATTAAGATCGAATACGCCTTGCGGATGGTCGGATGAACGCTCTGCCATGTACGCACGTAATCCATGGTCACCTCGTGTTGTACACCAGCTCTTGCATGAGCCTGGGCAGGTAACGCGACTCCACGACTTTCTTTGCTTTCCCTTGTGCAAGTAGCGTTCTCGGGCCTTTCTTCGACGAGTACATCCAGAACATGCGCAACAGAATGTCCTCCGCTCGGACGCCATGACCGACGACCGAATTGACGTAGTCCTGGAGGTCGTGGTCCCCAGGATCCTTCACGCTGGTGATCAACCCGTTGTCATCGATCTCGAACCCCTCGCCTCGGATAAACTGCATTCCCAGAGTGGCCAAGATAGCTCCCATAGTCCGCTGCGACGCATAGGGATGCTTCAGCCACTTGACGGTCGCTACCTGTGAATGAGCAGGATCCTTCGGCGGGGTCGCTAATTTGGTCGGGTACGATGAGCCCAGCACACCCCTGCGTGAGTACAGGTAGATGCCGGTCGGCTCGTGGATCTGGAACATACCCACGGAGCTCACGACACGTCCCCACTCCTTCGAAAAACCGTCGTTGCGGTTGACACTCTCGTACATCGGCGTCCCATCGCCGTCATCCACATGAGGATCGCTGACGCCGGATGCCCCGCTTTCGGTTCGCGCTATCGCGAAGAGAGCTGCCGGACGCGTGAGGAAGTACGCTACCGGAGCTGATGCGACGGCCGGACGCATGGCGTCCTGAACGTCGGCGCGCCATCCCGTTGGCACCACGGGTCCCGGGGGTGGAGGAGGTGGAGGAGGCGGGGGAGGCGGAG